GACTCTCTGATTGAGATTGGTCTTGTTGATAGTGGCGGTGATCTCGTTGCACCTAGCACCGATGCAGACATAGACGTTGGTGTTCTTCTTCATTATCACACCGGATCCGCTGCTAAAAAAGCTGCTGTTTACTGGGATGATTCTCTTGGAAGAATTGTTGTTGGATCTGACGTATCCGAAAGCAATAGTATAATGAGTGTATCTACGTTTGGACAGTTGATGATTGGTGGACTGTTCGTTAGTGACTGCCAAGACGGTGGTGATGGTACTCCGGTTATTTCTTGTACTGGTAGCACAAGAAACCTTGAGAATATCACGATTGACGGCGGAACATTCACCTGATAACTTTTAGATAACTTATAAATACAGGTGGGTACATCCCACCTTTTTTTATATTCAATTATGAATGAGACTGATTATAGAGCACTGATCATGATTTATCAGCAAAAGTCTGGTGATATGCTCTCACAAATTATTGCTTTGGAAGCAAAATTAATGGTCGCAAATCAAAAGCTTGAAGCAGCAGTTAAGTTGAATCAAGCATCGGAAGAAAACAAAACAAGAAAAAAACCACAACCAAAGACGGTTGTAGATGCTGAGGAATTCTAAATGGCAAAACCATCAACACGCCAAGGACTGATTGATTATTGTCTCAGACGTTTGGGTGCTCCAGTACTTGAAATAAACGTAGATGATGACCAAATTGATGATTTGGTTGATGATGCTTTGCAGTATTTCCAAGAACGACACTTTGATGGTGTTGAAAGAATGTTCTTAAAATACAAGATTAGTCAGGAAGATATAAACAGAGGAAAAGCAAAAGATACCACTGGAGTTGGTATTGTTACCACAAGTGCTACATCTACAAGCATTAGTGGATATGGAACTACAACTTCCAACTTCTACGAGAATTCAAACTTCATTCAAGTTCCCGATTCCGTGATCGGAGTTGAGAAGATCTTTAAGTTTGATACTAGCAGCATTTCTGGAGGAATGTTCAGTATCAAGTATCAATTGTTCTTGAATGACTTGTATTATTTCAACTCTGTTGAGTTGCTTCAGTATGCAATGACAAAGACGTATCTGGAAGATATTGATCATCTGTTAACAACCGATAAACAGATTAGATTTAATAAGAGACAAGACAGACTATATCTTGACATTGATTGGGGTGCACAAACTGTAGACGATTTTATCGTCATAGACTGCTATCGCATTTTGGATCCAAATTCATTTACTGGTGTCTATAACGATAGTTTCTTGAAGAAGTATCTAACCTCTCTAATTAAGAGACAGTGGGGACAAAATCTTATCAAGTTCGGTGGAGTTAAACTTCCTGGAGGAATTGAACTCAACGGAAGACAATTATATGATGATGCAGAAAGAGAATTGTCAGAACTTCAATCAAGAATGGCAATGGATTATGAACTTCCACCCTACGACTTTATTGGATAATGGCACTAAATCCCTTCTTTTTACAAGGTTCTAGGAGTGAGCAAAATCTCATTCAAGATCTTATTAATGAGCAATTAAAAATCTATGGGGTAGAAGTTACATATATCCCAAGAAAATATGTAAGAAGACAGACAATTCTTGAAGAGGTTCAGTCTTCAAAATTTGATGATAACTTCTTATTAGAAGCATACCTCAATAACTATGATGGTTATAGTGGTGCTGGTGATATCATGACTAAGTTTGGTGTCAGCATCAGAGATGAAGTAAGTCTGGTTATATCAAAAGAAAGATTTGAAGACTTTATCACACCATTCTTGGAAGATGAGAATGATAATGAGATTGAAGTTGCAACTAGACCAAGAGAAGGTGACTTAGTATACTTCCCTCTGGGACAAAGATTATTTGAAGTTAAATTTGTAGAGCATGAAAATCCTTTCTATCAGTTAGGAAAGAATTACGTCTACGAACTTCAGTGCGAACTCTTTGAATATCAAGATGAGGTTCTTGACACTAGTATTGATGAAATTGATAAGAGAATTGAAGATCAAGGAAATATTATAGATCTCACTCTCTTTACAACAGGAACTCGTGCTACTGTTACAGCATCCGTCGGTAGTGGTTATGTTCGGAAGATATTCTTGAATAATGATGGTTCTGGTTACACATCTGCACCCACGATTTCAATCTCTGGACCAACAGATCCTGATGGAAATTCTGTTAGCACAGGAATCACTGCAACTGCGGTTGCAATCACAACAACTAGAAATAATGTAACTTCAATATCTGAGATATTGTTAACTAACGCTGGTGCTGGATACACAGGTTCTGCACCAACTATCACAATCACTGGTGGTGGAGGAGCTGGTGCTGCAGCAACTTGTGGTATTGTTACCGATAAGAGAGGTGTTGTTAGATTCACTATCAGTGATGGTGGTGTTGGATATAGCACTGTTCCTCCAGTAACGATTGCCAGTGCATCATTGTCACCAAATCTAAATGCATCTGCTAAGGCAGTTGTTAGTGCCGCTGGAACAATCAGTGCTCTCAGAATTGTTGATGCTGGTGTTGGATATCTTGCTTCTGCACCAACTGTCACTGTTGGAACTGCCGCAACTGTTGGAGTTGGAACTTTCTGGTTCAACGAACTGGTCACTGGAGCAGTATCTGGAACAACTGCAAGAGTTAAAAAATGGGATACCGATACAAGTATTCTCCAGGTCGGCATTGTTACTGGTAGGTTCCACACTGGCGAAACAATCACCGGTGCCAAGTCTACAGCGGCATATGATATTAAGCAGGTCGGAGCTGCCAACACACAAACCGATAAATATCAGCAAAACGAGACTTTAGAAGATTCGGCAGATCTTATTCTAGATTTCTCAGAATCTAACCCATTTGGTACATATTAATGTTAGGAAATTATTTTTATCACGAAATTATTAGAAAAACCATCATTGGTTTTGGAACGCTTTTCAATGGCATTTCTATCAAACATAAAGATGCTACTGGAAACATCATTAGTGACCAGAAGGTTAGTTTGGCGTATGGTCCACAACAAAAGTTTTTAGCAAGACTGGATCAGCAAGCAAATCTGAATAAGTCTGTTCAAATCACTCTTCCAAGAATGTCATTTGAAATGACAACTTTGGAGTATGATCCATCCAGAAAAGCTGGCGTTACCCAGACATTCAAGACGGTAACTAACACCACAATGAAAAAGGTGTACATGCCAGTTCCATATAATATTGGATTTGACTTGTCAATCATGTGCAAGTTAAACGATGATGCTCTACAAATCATTGAACAAATCCTCCCATACTTCCAACCATCTTTTAATATTACAATCAACTTGGTTGATTCAATTGGGGAAAAGAGAGATGTTCCTATTGTCTTAAATAATATCTCATTCCAAGATGATTATGAGGGAGATTTCTCTAGTAGAAGAGCGTTAATTTACACTCTTAAATTTACAGCAAAGACTTATCTCTTCGGTGCAATTGCAGACAATCCTGAAGGTCTCATCAAGAAAGTTCAGGTTGACACTTATGCAGATACAAATAGAACGACTGCAAGAAGAGAGATGAGATATGTTGTAACTCCTAGAGCAAAGAAAGATTACAATAGTGATAATACTGATGGTCTCACTTCAACCATCACTGCATCCGATAAACTCATACCAGTTGCAGATAGTTCACTGTTTGCTGTAGGAAACAGAATCATCATTGATAGTGAAATTATGTATGTTGAGGCATTACCAACTGCTACTCAACTCTTTGTTGAGAGAGCATATGAATCAACAACAGCAGTTGAGCACCTCAAAGATGCAACTATCAATCTGCTGACCACTGCAGATGATGCTCTGATTGAACCAGACGATGACTTTGGTTTCAACGAATCCTTTACATATCTTGGTGATAGTAAGTCGTACAGTCCAACACGTCAAACTGATATCTGATAATTATGTCTGAATTTAAATCCATTGATGAAGCTCTCAATGTTGAAAGCAGCATTGTAGAGACACAAAAACCTGCGCCTTTGGCAAAACCAACTGAAACAAACGATATTAGAAAAGATTACGAATATACTAGAGCAAATTTATATTCTCTAATTGAAAAGGGGCAAGAAGCAATCAATGGAATCATGGAACTCGCAGGAGAAAGTGCAAGTCCCAGAGCATATGAAGTTGCTGGTCAACTCATTAAGAGTGTGGCAGATACAACAGACAAATTAGCAGATCTTCAAAAGAAACTCAAAGATCTTGAGGAAGATAATACCAAAGGTCCAAACAGTGTTACTAATAATGCGGTGTTTGTTGGATCAACATCTGAACTTCAAAAATTACTGAAGCAAGGTTTTCTAAATAATAGTAAGGATCCTACACAAAATAAATGAAAAAGTGTAAGAGTGGATATTACTATTGTAATACCTCAAAAAAGTGTAAGAAAATTCCTAAAGGGCATCATGTTATGCCTTCAGGTTATTTAATGAGAGATAGTGAGCACAAAGAAGAGGAGACGAAGAAGAATGGAAATGGTACGAATGGCAATGGAAATGGGAATGGGGAGTCTAATGGGGGCTCTAATGGCGGAGGAGTATCAGAAGCGTGGAGTGCAAGATATAAGAAATCAATTGATTGCGACAACCCAAAAGGTTTCTCACAAAGAGCACATTGCCAAGGTAGAAAGAAAGTGACAGAAGCAAAGAATGGTGACCATGAAGTATCAATGGCACAATCTCAACTGAAAAAGTCTGAGAGAAACATTGCCAAGTTGAGAAAAGCACTTGGAACTAAAGAAAAGAATATTCCTGCTTGGGTTCAAGCAAAAATTACTGATACTGAGCACAATACAGATGCTGCCTCTTCTTACATGGAAGAAGATAAAAAAGATAAGTTGAAAGAAATTTCTAAGCAATTGGCAGGTGCTTCCAAAATGCACGCACAACAATCTAAGAAAGTTTCTGCTGTTGCTGATGCTATTGAGGAAGCAAAGAAGTGTTGGAAAGGATATAAGAAAACAGGAACTCAAACACTGTTTGGCAAAACTTACAACCGCTGCGTAAAAGCAGGTTATGAGGTAGAAGGTGAGCAACTTGACGAAAAACGTGATGGAAAGTCTGCCAAAGACAAAGATTACTCCCTTCGTGACTGGTTCAAAGGGGGTGGTTGGGTACAAGCAGGTGGCAAATATGATGGCAAACCTTGTGCCAAGCAACCTGGTCAAAAAACAAAACCATTCTGTCGTGATGCTGATGATCGCGCATCAATGAGTAAAGACGAAAGAAACAGAAGAGCTGCTAAAAAGCGTGCAGAGGATCCAAATCCTGATAGAGAAGGTAAAGCAAAAATGGAAACAGCATCATTTTCGAATTGGAGACAAGAACTGCAACTTGATGAAAAGAAAGATGCTTGCTATCATAAGGTCAAGTCTCGCTATAAAGTTTGGCCAAGTGCATATGCATCTGGTGCACTAGTCAAGTGCCGTAAGGTTGGTGCTGCTAACTGGGGAAACAGCACTAATGAAGGTTATGAGTACTCCAACTGGAGAGATGATTATCAACCAATTGAGATTGAAACAACTGATTTGATTACTGCAGATGAAGTCATCAAAGAAGCAAAGATGACTGACGCTCAAATGGATAAGAGAGAGCGTATCGTAAAGAGCATGAAGAAAAACTTTGCAGGATTCAAAAAAAGATACGGTGATGATGCAAAGAGTGTAATGTATGCAACTGCAACTAAACAGGCACTCAACGCTCACTATGATTGGAGAGCAGAACTTGATGAGGATTGGCAAAAGGTAAATAAGTCTGATAATACTGACGGCATGAGTCAAAATGCGGTTAATGCTTATCGTCGTGAGAACCCAGGTTCCAAACTTAAGACTGCTGTAACTGAAAAGAATCCTGGTGGTAAGAGAGCAAAGAGACGCAAGTCTTTCTGTGCTCGTTCTAAGGGTCAGCAAGACATGCA